TCGGGGTTGGGTTCGGCAAGGAAAATTCCCTCAAAGTCTTTCACTGCTATTTTGGCGTTTTCCATGTCGGCGCGTTTGGAGTCCACGTTTTCCTGTTTCGTAAATCCAGAAAGTCCGGCGCGTTTTAAGAGTTCGTCTTTTAGTTCTGGATTGTTGGCTACGTCTCCCAGAAGTCCCCTCTGGGCGAAGTCCATTAAAACACTCATCTTACCTGAATTGGTGGTAGCTAAACCTGAAGAAACTTCCATTCTAAGGTCTGTGTTGTTTCTTAAATCAGAAGCCTTGAATTTGACTATTTTCCACTTATTGCCCCGACCGCATATCTTTAACATTCGTTCTTCGGTCATTATTTCCTGCGCAATAATCAGTTTCTTCTTTTGAACCTTAGTAAGCGAGCGTATGAATCTATTAACATCGGGGGCTTTGCTTCTTTCGGCTGTTTCCCTGAGAACATCCACCATAATCCCGGAGGCCTTTGAACCAGGGGATTGACCTCTTAGAATGTTTTTCGGGTCGCCTTCAATGTCCTGAACCGCGCTTCTCTGAATGGCTCGTTCTTCTAAAACAGACTGGGGCAAAGCAGTGCCCTGTTCGATAGAGGGCTTCGCTCCGCCGCTAAGTAGAGCGTCATACTCCAAAACCTGCATCCCGACACCAAGACCTCCAACATCGTCAGCCTTTTTCACTTTCAGTCCGGTGGGGGTAAAGAGTCTTACTCTCCCCGCGCCTTTTCGATTGATAATGAGTGCCTGATCTATTTCGTTGATGGTGTTCTGGGGTGAGATTAAGTTATTTACTGAAGCATCCGACCAGAAGTTTCCGGGGATGTAGTCATAATGAAAATCTGTCAAAGAGTAGTACCATTTTCCGTCTTGTACTTTAATCGGCATCCGGTCGTACTGTTTGATAATCTTATCCGAACAGGCCAAGATGTACCGGCCTTCGGGGTATTTAAGGGTGGGTTTCATTTCCACTTCTCTGAAAAGAATCAAGGAATCATCATCAACGCTATAAGTAGCGGAGTCAATCCCTGCTCCCTTCCACGGAGAAACCTGACCCACCATTTTCATTAATCGTCTGTAATAGTCCGTGGCTTTGTTGTCTGACGGAGTAGAGAGTTTGAGTTTGAAAGTATCTTCCACCCATTCTCTCGGTTTTAAAGACTGAATCCCGACCCATCGTTTTTTATTGAGCCTGTCACCTAAAGAATCACAGTAAACCTGAAAAGGAATGATGTTCTCTACACCCACATCTCCGGTGTTGATCGGATTTCCGTCTTTGTCGAATATCCACTTTTCGGACTGCATTTCGGGGAAGGTTCTTAAAAAGTTCACCCCGAACAAAGGAAGTCCGGTGGCTACTTTTTCTTTCTCGTCAAGAAACTCTCCATCATTGGCGTTGTCCATCCAGTCTAAAAGATTCACCCCTAATTCAGCCGCCTTGATGTCTTCTCGTTCCATTGTGTTGGGGGCTATGGAAGACTTTAGGTCAACGCCTAGGAGCATGGCCTTGACAGTTCTAACGTGCTCTCGAATAATATTTGTAACAGGGGTTGGGATGTAATCAGGAATAATCTTTCGTCTGAATGTCTGTTGGGTTTTTAGAAACTCAATCCATTGCTCTCCCATATAGTAGAGAACGTTCCGATACCAGATTCTCTCAAGCATAGCCCTTGAGTAATCGGTTTGAGCGTTCTCAAAAATCTCATTGACGGCATGAACTAACTCTTTGTCGTCTTTTTTGTCGTTTATTCTTTTGAAAATATCAGAAATGCTCATTTTAATCCCTATTCAACCGAAAGACCCTCAGGTTCATAGTTTCTGGAAGGTTTTTCTGCCTCCACTACTTTAATGTGTTCGACTTGAGAGTACTCACGGTAGTCTTTCGCCATTAACCTGTTTAAAAGGTCTGATTTTTCCTTTCTCTCAGCGTTCAAAAGAAGCCCGAAAGCAAATCCTTCGGCAATCACAATAAAAAGTGCTATTCCAAGTAAAATTTCCATCAATAAAGCCTCTCATAGTCAAAGTCTTCAAACGAATTTCTGATATTTTCAAGTTCCCTGTGGGCAACCTCTGAAATATCCTTCGGCGGTCGCTTTACTTCTTCAAGAGTTTCTTTCCAGACATTCATTCCGTGCATTTTCATCGGTCTCGCCATACACAAAAGAGCCGCTTCATCATAACAATGATCCTCTCCGTCAGAATCTATATCTTCTGGGTTGTTGGGATTCGTGATGAGGGTGGGAATAGTTCTGATGAAGTGAATACATGAATCATAAACCTGCATCATAGGTATCGAATACCCGGTTTCGGTTTTCTCAACTAAAAGCCTCTGATGAAACTGTCTTAATTTGAGAGTCCTTGAAGGGTCGCCAGGTTGAAGTATAATGCCCATTCGTCTAAATTCTTCAGCAGTAGAACTTCCTTGCCCACCACCCTTATAATCGGGTTTTTTATTAAAACAGGTGGGATCACACAGCCGAATAATCTGCGGGTTTACAACGCCCTCTCTTTCGACATCGAACCCCATTGATTTTTCTCTTTTAATAATTCCCTGGGCGATTTCAGAATCAGCCAGTCTAAGGCCCTGATTGGGAGTTCCATTCCATCCGTACCACTCCGCAAATCTGTAAAATCTTCCGTCTGAATCCAGCCACCACCAACCTATTGAAAACGGCGCACCGAATCCCCAGTCAAACGTCATAAACTTGGGGGCTGATTCGGGAACGGGAGCCGGTTTGATAACGTGATGAAGTCTGCTCCATTCCTGAAAGGTCTGTCCTACGAATGTGTCCCACGACCCGTCTTTAAACGCCGCCCTTAAATGAACCGGAAGCGTATTGAGCATCTGCCAATAGGTCTCATCCAAATAAGGATTGTCCTCAGCTTTAGATTGGATAAACGCGAACTTATTTGAGTAATCAACGGGAGAACGGTATTCTTCGGGATAAATCTTGTCTATCCAGAACGCCTTGCAATAAGCATGGCCTATCCCTCCGGGATTAGTCCCTCCCATAAAGAACGTCTCATCATCCTTCAAACCAGACCACCTGAGTCTCATTCTCAAATCATTGAAGGTGTCGTAAGGGTTCTTGGTCAACTCATCCACCAAAATAGCGGCAAACTCAGCACTCTGATACTTGGAAGCGTCATCTAAATTCCTGAAACAAATAACCCCACTTCCATACTCAGGGCTTAAAATAAAACACCTTCCATAGTCCTTGTGGTCGGAATATGACTTCCCCATCCAAGACGGAAACTCTCTTGCGATCTTGGTCAACTGACGGTCTTTTAGAGAAGGATAATCTTCACAAGCCAGCATGACCTGAACATAGGTGAGTTTCTTAGCAAAAAACGCCCACATCAAATACCTGACAGCCCACCACCTCAATAAGTAAGACTTCCCGCCCCCCAAACACCCACCATACAAAATATACTTCCCTGACTGGGTGTCCGTCACCTTACAGACTTCCATCTGTCTCTCGGTGAACTTAGCTACGTCCTTATCGAAGTCTAAAGCCTTACGGTTTGCCACGTTTCTTCACCTTTTTAGGAAGGTAACAATTAACTAAACAACTTCCGTTAGAACTCTTAATCTCAACACGCTTAAATATACGGTCGTAATTCGCTCTATATTGACCCGTGGCGGGTTTAGATACTATCATAAAGACCCTTTTGTTTTACAAAGTCTGGGGAGAGGAATGGCTACGGTTGACCCCCACCCGGTGGGGGTCATGGGTGGGGTCTTTCCCTATTACATATAAATTTCCCATAACTTTCTCCCCGCCAAGCTTTCTCCCTGATTTTATTTCATGCCAGCCTTTTAAATCTCTGGTAATTGCCCTCAAATTTTGCTATGATCTGCTTATTATCTAAGCTTAGTTCCCTCGCTCCACTTTACCCCTTAAAACGGCCTTTATCCTCCACCGGATGACTTCTTAGTCCGATAATAAAACATTATGTCTACTTACTTTCCGTACTTTCCCTAATAATATCAAGTGGTTTGTTTTTCAGGCTCTCAATTTCAGGACATTGGGCATTATTTACCACAGAACAAACGTCTATTATCTGACCCTCAGACCCTAGTCCCTCCACTTGCGTTTTGTCTTGGTTTAACCTGATCTGATTAATAATGACCATCGGCTGAACATCTCTATTTGTGCCGGTTAGTATTGCGTGCTTATCAAAAGCTATCCCTGCCGCTGTTAACTTCTGGTGCAGGCTCGCTTTTTGTATGTCCTCGTCAGACACTTTTGATAATATCCTACTTGTTATCCCGCCCCAAATATCACCTTTATTCGAGTTATAATCGTCTATAGCTTCTTTATTAAGTCCGTACCTTATCAGGACATCAGCTACGTATCCGGGGGATGTTTTAGCACTGTCTGCTATCTCTTGATTTGTGAGCTTTGGGTTGTCGTTTCTTATCGCAAGTATTTGCTCTTGCTTATGGGTTAGTTTTGGGGGTTTCTTGTCTCTTGGTTTTCTTCTTATCTTGGAAGTCTTGAGACTGTTTTTATCGGAGGCCCTGGCTTTTATGTCGGTGTTTTGATCGCTTATTGTCATCGGATCGCCTTTTTGTAATATAGCCTTTGGCCTCGTTTAGTTCCCGGCGTGATACGCTCATCTGGACTTTTTACGGCGTCCCAACCAGTATGGAGGCGTGCCGGGGTATTTATTTTATATGCTGCCGGACATTGACTTACTGGCTCCAGTTATCCCCGCGCAAGTCGATGACCACCGATAAGGCGTATAAGTATGCGGAGGCGGGTACGGATAATACCAATGGTAAACCGGCACATTCTCAAGCTGGGCAAGTTTCTCTTTCAGCGCGATTAGTTCTTTCAGTAGCTCAATTTCCCGCTCTAATGCTTTTATATCCATAATAATCCTTATATTTTACGCGCCATTTATAGGCCATCCAGCCTATGTACGGCGCATGATATATCTATATATATGTATGAATGACAACTTTTCACCCTTTTATTTCACCTCTTTTTTCTTGTATGTTCTTAATTATATTACATTTAAAACGTTTTATCCACAGGCTACATGATGTAAAGTGGTATTTATCAACTCTTATCAACAGCGTAATTTATTGCTATTACCTCGCAAGTTCTTAATATTTAATGCGTTTCGCTTCATTCTGTTGATAAACCTGTTTATAATAGGTAAAACCTGTTAAAATCCCCTTTTCACTGGTTTTTTTCACTTTATACTTAAATCTATAATTTATAACGTTTTTCTCTTTATCCACAGGCATTTTATCATTGCGCTTTTCACCACTTCGGGATTTATACCAAACGCCTGAAAATATTTTATGCTTTATTTATGCTTATTATTCGCTTAGTTATATGCTATTAATAGGTAATGGGTATAATTGGCACGGTATATGCTCTATATAAAGGCAAATACAACGGAGGCGACAAGATGAAGGCAATCAACGGAAAACTTAACATGACTAAAAGATATAAATTAATAGATGTTTGTTATGGAGCTTGTTTTTGTGATAATTGCGGAAATAATATTAAAAATATTGCAGTTGTAGCAGATGAAGAAGAAAACACCTATAAAATCGGCCTTGATTGTATGGAAACAATTATAAATATGCACCCGGATGAAAAACAACAAGCCATTAATGAAATAAACACAATTAAAAGATTTATCAAGATTTTGAAAAATGAAATATTTACCATTATTATTTATCAGGTAAATGATGTTA